AAAGCAACAAAAGATTAATTCAAATAATGATTCAATAGCTTTATTACAAAAGGAGATTGATAAGATACAAAAAGAAATCAATACTCTTCAAGGTCAAACCGGTGATGTTAAAAAAGCTAAGACAGAATTAAATAATTTCAGAAAGAAAAACGAGCAACATATTGAAAAGAAACTAGAATATGTAGAGGAAAGAACTTATAACGAAGTTATAGGGGAGATGCTTAAGGATACTGGTATTAAGACGAAAGTTATCAAGCAATACTTACCAGTGATGAATCGTCTTATTAACCAGTATCTGCAAGTATTGGATTTCTTTGTATCTTTTCATTTGGATGAAAACTTTAATGAGACTATCAGGTCAAGACATAGAGATAGTTTTAATTATGCATCTTTTTCAGAAGGTGAGAAACAGAGGATTGACTTATCACTCCTATTCACATGGAGACAAATAGCAAAGATGAAAAACTCAGCTGCGACCAATCTTCTAGTTCTCGATGAAACATTTGACTCAAGTCTTGATGTTGATGGCGTAGATAATCTGATGAAAATACTTGACACATTGGACGAAGGTAGTAATACATTTATTATATCGCATAAAGGTGATGTATTAGAGAACAAGTTCAGAAGTAAGATTGAATTCTTTAAGGAGAAGAATTTTAGTAAAATTAGATAAGGGGCTGTAGCTCAGTTGGGAGAGCATCTGCTTTGCACGCAGAGGGTCGTAGGTTCGATTCCTATCAGCTCCACCACTTATTTCTGCATATAGTTCAATTGGATAGAACAACAGCCTTCTAAGCTGTAGGTTCCAGGTTCGAGTCCTGGTATGCAGGCCAAATGTTACATTTGTGTTACAATTATGTAAATTCTTAAAATAACTATTTACATTTACATTCTACTATGGTACAATAGCCATATATATTAAAAAAGGAGTGAAATATATGCAAAAAGGTATTCTACCAAAACTATTAGCTAAAGAGAATATTACCATTCAGCATGGTAATTATAGCACTGCGTGGTTCGATATTAAAGACAGAGTTTTAGGTTTACCCAATTGGAAAGATATGGGTAAAGATGTATATGATTTATTAATTGGACACGAGGTAGGACATGCACTGGAAACTCCTTATGAAGGTTGGCATGATAGTCCTGAGCAATTAGAAGGTTGCCCTAGGTCATACATCAATGTAATCGAAGATGCTAGGATTGAGCGTAAAGTAAAGTCAAGATATCCTGGTCTTGTTAACTCATTTAGTAAAGGTTATAGAAAACTATTTGATGATGAGTTTTTCGGTGACTTATCTGATATTGATTGGGACCAAACAAAACTAATTGATAAAATTAATCTTAAAGCTAAAATTGGTAATCTTATTGATGTACCATTTAATTCTGATGAACAAGTATTTATGGATAGAGCTATGACTACAGAATCATTTGATGAAGTGGTTCAATTATGTAGAGATGTATTAGCTTATACTAAAGAAAATCAAGAAGACCTTATGAAGCCACCTGCATCACAAGGTAATGACAACGACGAAAACAATAACGACGAAAACGAAGACCCAACATCAAACATGGGTCATGATGATATGGAGAATAACGATGAACAAAGTGAAGAACAAAATTCTAAGACTCAAGGTAATACAGAAGAAGGTGAAGCAGAGGAAACTGATGCTCACAAAAATCAAGTCTCTCATGGCGGAGACGAAGATGTTTCAATAACTGATGAGAATTACAGAAGGTCAGAAGAAAAACTACTAGAAAACGAAGGTGAAAGACCAGTTCTTGTAGCTAATGAATTTAATAAAGATTTATTGGATTCGGTAGTTATACCTTATGATGTAGTTCAAGCTGACCGTAGAGCAAGGACTGAATCACTTATATCTTCAATAAAAGACTCACTAGTTGATAGTGACTATTATAACTATACACTGCAAAACTTTGATAAAGCTGATGCTGAATATGCATCATATATTAAAGAAGTAAAAAGAAATGTTAATTATGCTGTGAAAGAATTTGAAATGAGAAAGTCTGCATACAGATATACCAGAGCTCAAACAGCTAGGACAGGTTCAGTTGATGTAAATAGATTATGGTCATATAAAACTAATGATGATATCTTTGCTAGAGTTACACAATTAGCTGATGCAAAAAATCATGGTATGTTTATGTTAGTTGATTTCTCTGGTTCTATGAGTTCAACAATGCATAGAGTTCTTGACCAACTTATTCATACTATTGTATTCTGTAAAGCTGTAAACATTCCATTTGATGTATATGGTTTCTCTACATGTAATTATATAAGCAGAGAAAAATGTAGAGACTCAGAGATATATCATGAGAACCTTTCATTAACACAACAGATTTCTAGTTCTCTTAAAAAGAAAGATTACGAAGAAGCTCTAAAATTCTTACATTTAAGAATGATAATGGAGCAAGGTTGGTCTGGAGCTAGAATCGGTGACTATGGTTGTAGGTATGAAGACTGGGGTTCAACTCCTCTCAATACTTCACTTATGGTAACTACTAAGCTTATGAAAAAATTCAAAGCTCAACATAACATTGATAATATGAATTTAGTTGTATTATCAGATGGTGATACTAACGGTATGTCTGTTTATAAAGATAGTAGGTTTGATGATAAAAGAATGGAAAACGCTAATGATTGGTATGCTAGAGAATATATCATTAATCTTGATGGTCATAAAGTTAAAACACCAAGCCTAGGTAGAGATTGTACTGAAGTTCTTTTAGATAACCTAAGAAAAAACTACGGTGTAACAACTATTGGTTTCTTCTTAGCTAATGACCAATGGGAATACAGAAGAAGACTAGAAGATGTAGCCTACGATAAAGGTTTCGATGAGTGGGATGATTTACAATCTTTTAAAAAGGATTGTCAAAAAATGATGAATAAACAAAAGGTATGTACATTTGAAGATGCAAAAGGATATGATAACTATTATATTCTAAAAGCAAAACAAATTACAACTAATGCAGAAGAATTTGATATAGCTGAAGATGCTACTAAAGGTCAAATTACTAATGCATTCAAAAAACATAGTAAGTCAAAAAAGTTAAACAAAACTCTATTGACTAACTTTGGAAAAGCGGTGGCAATGTGAAATTAAGCACACTTTTTTCACTCTGGCTATTTACATTACCACCGCAACTGTGGTATAATACAATTATAAATTGATAAGGAGAAAAACTATATTATGAAAAACTTGAAAATATCTACACAAAAAATTCTTACTGAATTGGCTACACGTTATCCAGACAGTAACGAATTCAAAAAGTCAACAATCGTTGACATAGCCAAAGAATTTGGTTACACAGGAAAGGATTTTTATTGTTTGCTTACAGCAGAGAATAGAGTCAAGATTGGTACTTATGACTTATCGTCAGTAATAGTTCCACTTAGAGAAACTATTCAACCTGTAAATAACACAATGCCAAATAAAGCTATGGCAATGCAATCAATCGTTAATGATGAGAAAACATTTGCTCAGAAAGACGATACATTCGTACCATGGGGTTCTTTTTCCGACATGGTTAAAATTCTAAAATCAGGGATGTTCTATCCAACATACATCAGTGGACTATCAGGTAATGGTAAAACATTCATGGTAGAACAAGCATGTGCAAAATTAAACAGGGAGTTTATACGTGTACAAATCAATCCAGAAACAGATGAAGATGATTTGCTTGGTGGGTTCAGACTTATTAACGGAGAAACTGTATTCTCTAAAGGTCCGGTTCTTAAAGCAATGGAAAACGGTGCAGTCTTATTACTTGACGAAATCGACAGAGCTACAAATAAAATTATGTGTCTTCAAGGTATACTTGAAGGTAAACCTGTTGTTGTTAAAAAGACGGGTGAAACAATATCTCCGGCACCTGGGTTTAATGTAATAGCAACTGCTAACACAAAAGGTAAAGGTTCCGAAGATGGTAGATTTACTGCAGCTTCAATTATCGATGAAGCTTTCCTTGAAAGGTTTACAGTATCTATTGACCAACCTTTTCCATCACTTGTAATCGAAAAGAAAATCGTAATCAAGCATATGGACAAATTTGGTAATGCTGATGAAGACTTTGCTGATAAGCTTGTCACATGGGCAGACGTTATTAGAAAAACATTCTATGACGATGGAGTCGATGAAGTAATCTCTACAAGAAGGTTATGCCATATTGTTCAAACATTTTCTATCTTCAAAGATAGAATGAAAGCAATCGATATGTGTATTTCAAGATTCGACTTAGATACTAAAGAAGCTTTCCTGGATCTTTATACCAAAGTGGATTCAGGAGTAATAGGTAATGAGGAGGAAAATGTTCAACAAGAAACAGAATAAAATAACATATAAGTTTAATGAAGGAGCTCTAATTCAAGAGCTCCAGAATTATATAGATAGTACCTACGGTGGTCACTACTCAAAAAATAATTTCCAATCAACGGAATTTATTTCAGACTGTGGACACGGTATAGGATTTGCCATTGGTAACATACTTAAGTATGCTCAACGATATGGGAAAAAAGGTACGGCTGGTGACCACAGAAAAGATTTGCAAAAGGTATTGCATTATGCTATCATTGCTCTTAACGAACATGATAAGGCAAATTAACCATTTACATTATGCAAAAACTGTGGTATAATATTATTATTAATGAGGAAATGAAATGAAATTATCTAACGATACATTGAATGTACTTAAAAACTTTGCGTCGATTAATCCGAACATTGTTATGCAACCAGGGCAAAATCTGAAAACTATATCTGAGTCAAAAACCATTATGGCAAAGGCTGAAATAGTTGAAGACATGCCAAAAGAATTTGGAATCTATGATTTAAACGAATTCTTATCGGTATTCAATTTGATTGAAAACCCAGTCCTTGAGTTTGAAGACAAGTCCGTATTGGTATCGACATCAGAGGGCGGAAGCCAAATGTCAAATCATCAGAATGTAAGATATTACTTTTCTGAAACAGATATCTTGACTTCACCACAAAAGGATATTCAAATGCCTAATGCAGAATTAGGAGTTTCTTTATCTGAAGACGTATTAAATCAGATAAGAAAAGCTGCAGCTGTTCTAGGGCATACAGAACTTTCTCTTAAAGGTGAAAATGGATTAGTAACAGCGTCAGTAGTTGATACTAAAGACTCAACATCTAATTCATATACAATAGAGTTGGATAAAGATAATTCTTGTAAGAATGACTTTAACTTTATTGTAAGTATTCCTAATTTGAAATTACTACCAGGTGATTACTTTGTAAGTATATCTTCAAAGCTAATCTCTAATTGGACCAATAGTAATTATCCTGTGGAATATTTTATCGCTTTAGAGAAAAACTCAACTTTTAATGTATAAATATATTAGAAGTTATTCTCCATATTATTATGGAGATAAGTATGGAGGTGCTCATGGGGAGGCCTCTGAATTTAGTCTAAACTTTGCAAAGGAGAAAAAAAAATGGCTGAAGAAAATGTAAACGTAGAAGCACCAGAAGGTGTACAGCTAGGTCTTAACGACATCGCTACTATGGTTCAAATTATCGACTTAGTCTCAAGACGAGGTGGGTTTGAAGGACCAGAATTAGAAGCAGTTGGTGGACTTAGGTCAAGAATCGTTGCTTTCCTTCAAGCTGCGCAAGAAGCACAAGGTCAAGAGGCCGAAGGTAATTTGCCAGTAGAGGAAGTTAACGATGAAGTTGAAGCCGAAGGCTCAGCTGATTAATTTAAGGGGGAGCAATTCCCCCTTTATTTTGAATAGGATTATATTATGGAACAAACTGAAAAACAAAAACTATTAAACGCTCTTAATACAGGTATCGTAACTGTAACATTTGAAAAAGTAGGAACAGGTGAACTAAGGATTATGCCTTGTACACTTGACCAAAACATATTAAAAGAAAACGGAGTCGACGTAAAAGTCGAAATGAATGCAGAGTCTGACCACTTCGCATGCTGGGCACTAGATAAAAAAGCATGGAGGAGTTTCAGATTGGACACAGTTAAACAATGGGATACTAATTAATGAATGAGTTTTTATGGGTAGAAAAGTACCGACCACAAACGGTCGATGATTGTATACTTTCCGCTGACTTACACAAAACATTTAGTGAAATAGTTAAAGCGGGAGAAATACAAAATATGTTATTCACTGGCACAGCTGGTGTCGGTAAAACAACTATAGCTAAAGCAATAGCTAAAGAATTAGATTTAGATTATATTATTATTAATGGATCCGAAGAAGGGAATATTGATACACTTCGTAACAAAATTAAACAGTTCGCGTCAAGCGTCTCTCTTTCGGGTGGACACAAGTTGGTCATTCTTGATGAAGCTGATTATCTGAACCCACAGTCCACCCAACCCGCATTACGTGGGTTTATTGAAGAGTTCAGTGAAAACTGTAGATTTATTCTTACTTGTAATTTTAAGAATAGAATTATTGAACCATTACACAGTAGATGTTCAGTAGTTGAATTTGCCTTACCGAGAAATGAAAAGGATAGGTTAGCTTCAGTCTTTATGGCTAGGTTGATGTATATCCTTGGTGAAGAAAAGGTTGAATACGATAAACAAGTATTAGTAGAGTTTATTATTAAACACTTCCCAGACTTCAGAAGAATCATAAATGAATTACAAAGATATGCAGTAGGTGGTAAAATTGACTCAGGTATACTTGTCAATGTTTCTGATGTTTCAATTGACTCACTTATTAATCATCTTAAAATTAAAAACTTTAAAGGTATGCGTAAGTGGGTAGTCGATAATATTGACATAGAACCAACCGCTATCTTTAGAAAACTATATGATAGTATGAATGATTATGTTGACCCACAATCAATTCCACAGCTTGTTCTTATCTTAGCTGATTATCAATATAAAGATAGTTTCGTAGCTGACCATGAATTAAACATGGTTGCTTGTTTAACAGAAGTGATGGCGGGGGTAAATTTTAAATGAATCCGTTTGACTACGTAAACTCAATCAACTATAATAAGAAAGATATTATGGTTGATGATATTGCAGAGAAGGAATATAACCCTTATATAATCAATAAGGCATTATCGTTTTTCCCTGATACTATCTTATTTGCTAACGAAATGAACAAATACCATCATCTTGACCATAGGCTTCAATTCGATTTTTTTATAAATATAATTAGAAAGAAACAAAGATTCTCTAAATGGTTAAAACCAAGTGAGGTAGAGAATTTACAACTCATTAAAGATTGTTATGGTTATAGCAATGAAAAAGCTAAATCTGTTTTAACACTACTAAGTAATGAACAAATTGATGAGTTAAAAACAAGGATGAATAAAGGTGGAAGAACAAAATCAAATTAATAACTGGACTTCAGATGATATGCTTGAAGTCACACTTAATGAACCCGATGACTTTCTTAAGATAAGAGAAACATTAACTCGTATTGGAGTTGCATCGCGAAAAGACAACAAACTATACCAATCTTGTCATATATTACACAAACAAGGTAGGTATTTTATAGTACATTTTAAAGAATTATTTTTATTAGATGGAAAACCATCCAATCTAATAGAAAATGATTTACAGCGTAGAAATACAATTGCTACTCTGTTAGCTGACTGGGGTTTAGTCAGTATAGTTAAACCTGAGTCTGCAAAGGACTGTGCTCCATTGAGACAAATAAAGGTTATCCCTTTTAAAGAAAAATCTCAATGGGATTTATGTCCTAAATATAATATAGGAAATTCTCAAACAGAGAGTTAACCTGTATAAATATAATTGGAATGCCGAATGGTTCGGGTTCCGCAACCTTGCTATAAATAGGAGGAAATTAAAATGGTAAGAAATACTTTGAACGTACCTCGTTCATTATTCGTTGGCTTTGATACTTTGTTTGAAGACTTAGAAAGAATTCATACAAGTGCTAGAGCTGGAACAGATAACTACCCACCACATAACATTGTTAAAATCGATGAAGAGAAATTCTTAATCGAAATGGCTGTGGCAGGTTTCTCAATGGATGATATTGATATCGAACTTAAAGATGGTATCCTTAAAATCTCAGGAGCTGTTGAGAATGATGATAGAGAATATGCTTATAAAGGAATCTCATCTCGCAAATTTGAGAAAAGCTTCCGACTCTCAGAATTTGTCGTTATAGATGGTGCTGACCTTGTGGATGGAATACTAGTGGTGTATGCCAGAGTAGAACTCCCAGAAGAGAAGCGTCCTAGGAAGATCGAAATAGGGTCTGCTGGGGCATCAAAGAAAAAGCAATATTTGAAAGGCTAATATCAGCGAACACCCAGTAGATAGTAATAAACTTTTTACTGGAGAACAGAATGAAATACATCATTTCGAAATATGATGATATTGCAGAGACCCTAGGAATGTTAGTAGTTGGTGGTATAATTTTAGGATTGGCTCCATTCACTATCTACCTAGCCTGGGTGAGTTTCTAAAAATTGAAATCATGCGGGGGTAAGAAATTACCCCCACCTTTATTGAATGAAAATAATGGTTTACATTATTACTAAACTATGGTATAATATATTATATGTCAAAATTCTATACTAATGTGTCACGATACGGAAATATGATTCTCCTACGTGGCTATGATCATAACAAAAGAATTACAGAAAAAATCAAATACGGTCCTAAGCTGTATGTGAGTACCAACCGCCCAACTAAATGGAAAACACTAGATGGTACATCAGTTGGTGAAGTTGCATTTGACTCTATGAGAACAGCTACCGAATGGGTAAGGACAAATAAGGACACTGCCGGTCGCCATATTTTTGGTAACACTCGGTATATCTCAACTTTTATCAATGACCATTACCCTGGTCACATCGAATTCGATAGGAACAAAATAAATGTGACTACTATCGATATCGAGGTTGCGTCTGACGATGGCTTTCCCGAGCCTGATAAAGCTGAGCATAAAGTAATCTCAATTACTATTAAAAATAATATCGACAATACTTATCATATATGGGGACTCGGCGACTATGATGTAGAAAATACATATATGAAAACACATCGTGTCATATATAACAAATGCGACAATGAAGCAGACTTACTTATTAAATTTATTACACATTGGTCTCAACCATCAAATGTACCAGATGTTATCACTGGTTGGAATACAAGGTTCTTTGATATACCTTACTTGGTAAACCGTATTCATAAACTTATTGGTGAAGCATATGTAAAAAGATTGAGTCCATGGGGTATGATTGATAGACAAGATATTACAAAGATGGGTAGGACTCAAACATCTTACGACTTAAAAGGTATATCTCAACTTGATTATCTTGACCTATTCCAAAAGTTTGGTTACTCTTATGGTCCACAAGAATCATATAAATTGGATCATATTGCACATGTTGTATTAGGTGAGAAGAAGTTATCTTATGAAGAATATGGTAACCTACATACTTTATATAAACATAATCATCAACTCTTTATTGACTATAACATCAAAGACGTAGAGTTAGTTGACCGAATAGAAGATAAGATGGGTCTAATTACTTTATGTATGACTATGGCATATAAAGGTGGTGTAAATTATAATGATACATTTGGTACTACTGCTATATGGGACACAATCATTTATCGTAAGCTACATGAAAATAATATTGTAATACCATTCATAGAAGATAAAGTAAAAACATTCTATCCTGGTGGTTATGTAAAAGAACCTCAAGTTGGTATACATGAAAACCTGGTAAGTTTTGATTTAAACTCTCTTTATCCTTCAATCATCATGCAATATAATATGTCACCAGAAACTATTGCTGATGGTGAAATAGGTAATGTTGATATTGAACAAGTACTTACAAAATCTCAAAGACCTAATAATAAAGGTAAAGCTCTAGCGGCAAATGGACAATATTTCAATACTGACAAACCTGGAATAATCCCAGCCATTATTGATGAAATGTATCAAGAGCGTGTTACTATAAAAGGTGATATGATTAAAGCTCAAAAGAAATTACAAAAGGTGGATAAAAATGATAAACAAGAACTTTATTCGATTGAAAGAGAAATATCAATCGCTGAAAATAGCCAGATGGCAATTAAGATTCTTCTTAATAGTCTTTATGGTGCTATGGGTAACAAATATTTTCGTTTCTTCGACCAAAGAATCGCAGAAGCCATTACCCTCACCGGTCAGCTCACCATTCGATGGGCCGAATATGAACTTAATTCGTTTCTCAATAGAACAATGCGAACATCATCGTTTAAAGACTATGTCGTCGCAATCGATACAGACTCCTTGTATGTTAGCCTAGACGATATCGTAAACAAATTTAATCCAAAGAATCCAATTGATTTCCTAGATAAAATTTGTAGTGATACACTTGAGCCAGTGTTGGCAAAATCATATGATGATTTATATTCTATGTTAGGCGGAGTATCAAACAGAATGGTTATGGCTAGAGAAGTTATTGCTGACCGTGGTATTTGGACTGCTAAGAAACGATA